CATCCCATTCCGTCTTCATCTTTATATTTTCGTATTAATGTTGTTACTATTTCAAACTCATCTGGCTTTATATAATGATATTTTCCATCCTCATCCTTGACCACGATAACGTTTCCAACCTTTTTTCTTATGTTTATTCTTGGGTCTACAACACCAAGATTTACCTATACTTGTCCTCTTCTTAGTAGTGTTCTTCTTTTTGAATTCAAAACTACTCCACCCTCTAGCTTTCTTAGCCATTATGTTTAAACCCCTCTTTCATTTTAATTGATGCTTTATATCCACAATGTGGACAAGTCATTGATTGATCTTTTCCGTCTTCTCTTTTCTCTATAATCCCCGCGTAACTCCACCAATTTTTACATTCTCCACATAAAAAATGAAACAATGTCTCCCATGTGTATTCATGTGTCCATCCCACTTATCCTCCTTTAATTTAATATATGTGGTACTTCCTCTGTTATTGGGCCATAAAGATCATCCCAAATAGTTGAAAATACACTTTCTATTTTATCTCTCTCTAAAATTAGAAAGTCTCCATAGGTATCTACAATTAAATAGTTACCACCTTCTTTGAATTTTTGGATAAGATAATCATCTGTACTTCCAACAAATTCTGTTGTTTCAATGAGTTCTTTAAAATCTTTTACATTCATGACTATTTATTTTGTTTTTCCACTTCCCAAAGAGTTTTTAATTTACTTCTCTTATCTCGTTCTGTTATTAGTTTCCTTGCTTCTTTGTTACGTTCATTCCAATCTTTTGCTCGTTTTAGAATAGCATCTTTATTCCTTACATAATATTCTTTTAAATACTCTTTTCGTTTGTTATCATTCTTCCATTTCTCAGCAAGTCTATCCTTATTCTTTTCATAGTACTTTCGATTGGCAATTCTTTTACGCTCTTTGTCTGTCATATTAAACCTTCTGCTCCTGCTTTTGCTATGAAATAAGAATCAACAATATCACTAATCGGATTAGTTACTTTTTTTGCTTTGGGAGTTAGTTGTTCTTTGAGATCATTAGGTGTGAGGAGTTCGTATTTAAAAGCATCATACATTAATTCTTTATTTGCATTACCTTTACCCGTAGCAAACTTCTTAATAACTGTAGGGGGATATGTTTTAAATGTAATCTTACTTTTCCACATCTTGTGTTTCAACAATCCCGTATTTTCTGCCATTGAACGAACATGAGATGTTCCAGTAGTAGCATATGCATACCCCTCAAGGAACACCTCCCCACAACCTTGAACAATATTATATGCCCAAGTTGCAAGTTTTTCGTGTCGTTCTTCTTCAGATTGCCAATCAGGATAGGGTTCGGCTTTTAAGTTTCCTAACCCAGTCCTGGTGGCAAGTTGTTGTTGTTTTTCATTATTAGATAGATAATGAAACACACACCTATCAAAGTCAAAATGTCCACCATTTTCTTCCTTATATACACATATCGCTGGTGAAGTTAACGAATAATCAATTCCAGCTATCTTCTTCATCAGTTTCTCCTGTTTCACTATCCACTTCAAGGTAGTGGCCACAAAAAGAACATACTTCTAATCCTTCTGTATCACTTGTAAAAATTTCATATTCTTTATCACATCCATCACATAATATATTTACTGTTGCATTTCCATCTTCCCAGATTATATCTACTGGCATATCTCCAACGCCTTTCTAGTTTCCGTTAATTACATGATCTTTATACATTTTATCTGTTGGAACAGGAAATACTTTTAAAGTAATGTTACCAATCTTCATAAAACGTTTATCCCTAATAATATTGACAATAATTTTTTCACCAATATTGTATTTTATTAATTCATCTGCAAATTCAATATCAGTATTAATAGGAACATCATTGATTCCTATAATAGTATCCCAAGCTTTTAACCCTTTCGGTATCGGATTTATTGGTTTATTTTCATTACTTATCATTAATCCGAAACTATTTGGGATTGTGGTATTTATATTAGGATGTTTTTTCAAAAGTTCTTTTCGTTGACTATCTTTACCATTTAGAGCAACAACCATAACACCTAATGCAGGGCGTTCTACTTTTCCTGTTCTTAACATTTCGGTGAGTGATTTTTTTGCAATATCGGCTCTGACTCCTAGACCGACTCCTGCATTCTGATTAGATCTAGATACCATCAAAGTTGCAACTCCTACGATTTCACCTTTTTCATTAATTAGAGGTCCGCCAGAGTTTCCTTTATTAATTGCGGCATCTACTTGGATAGATTTGATAAAGGGATGTCTTGCATATCTTTCATTGTTAGAAATAATACCTTTTGATAGACTCCATGCCATCCCCATAGGGTGTCCAAAAGCATATACTTCTAGTCCTGTATATATCTCTTCTGAATCTACAAACTCTAAGTATGGAACTTTTCTTTCAAGTCCTATTACTTCAAGTACAGCAAGATCAGCTAATGGATCTTCCCCTATAACTTTTACTCGATATTCAGTCCAATCATCTTCATCCCAATAATATAAATTGATTGTTTTCTGTCCATATACACAATGAAAGTTGGTTAGTATATTACCTTTTTCATTGATGGAAGTGCCAGAGCACAATGCATTTGGTGAAGTTGGTGATGGATCTTTAAATTTGTTTACCGATAGCAATACTACCGATTTTTTCACCCTTTCGATTATTTCTTTCTCAATAGCTTGTGCTGGATTGAAAAAGAATACTAATATAGAAAAGCATAATAACGCAAATAATTTAAACTTTTCCATTTTTTCCTTTTAAAAACTTAATATAGGCGATTCCTCTGTAGGTAATTCCTCTGGTTGCTCTGGTGAGTCTGATTTCCCGGAATTAGCAGATGGATCAACCTTCTTTTCAACTTTAGTTGCATTATCTTCTGCAAATTCATCTAGCCCCTTTAGAGCTTCATTATCTAGAATAACCAATCCTGCTAGAGTGCCATATTCTTTTATACACTCTAATGATTTTCCCATAAACAATTTTGGTATAAGTGTTGGCGCAAGTTTATTATCTTCATTAATGAAATCAACATACGCTTTGTACTTATACTGTGTTCTAACTTTATCTAATACACAAAAACAATGTACAGTCATGATACGTGCAATATGATAAGGAGGCGGTTGATTCATGAGGTTAGGATTTCCTAACGCAATCCACCTTACTGTTCCTTGATAACATACTTGTACTGTATCAAAAATGACTTGGCTCGGCCATTCATCATCAGGTACTTTATCAAAATCGCTCTGTGCCCATATAAAAGGTAGAAACAGAAACGAAAATACAATAACGAACATCATCAAAATCTTTTTCATATCGCAAATCCAATATAAAGTAATAACAGTATTATTATAGCTAACTCTACGACTAGCACAGTATGATACCATACCCATCTAGTTTCATAGAGTTGATCTTTCTCTATTTTATCTCTATGGAAAGTAAAATATACTTTATCTTTAACATCCTCATACCACACATCAAATTTATCCTTAAGTGACATGTGCCCCCTTGACTATAAGTTATGTAACGGATGGAGAAATATCTACTATTTCACATCCTTTCTCTGAAGTACAAGCAAACTCTTGACTAGCACTAGTGTAATCTTGAGTTTCATAATCTGCTAAAGATGCCCAATTTACATCCTTTGGCATCTTATCTAATAGTTCTTTATATTCTTCTTTTGAACAATCTTGATACGGTGCTTGTCTATATGTATGATCACTAAATGGTAAAAAACTAATACCACTAATATCATCAAAATTATCATATACCCAAGCAGCAGTATTTACCCATTCATCTTCCTTGATAGAGACAGTTACACTTGGTTTATGTTCACACCATTCTTTTGCGTAGGTGTGCCATAAGGATAACTGCTTCCATGCAGTCATTTCTGTTCTACAAACCGCCCCTTCTGGGCTTTTTTGTGGAAATGAAAAGACAGTTGTATGTTCGGGTTTACTTACATCTGGCTCATTAGGAAACCCCTCTGCCTTCATCATCTTACAGAGAGGGTCTTTATTATCGGCCCTTACTGTTCGAATGTAATAAGGATTATGGCGGGCATGAATACCAGAAGCAGAATCAACAAGCTGAGATACAGTACCACTAGGTTTGACACAAGTAATGGCTGCAGCTCTATTGATTCCCAGTTTTTCCGCATATTCTTTATTCGTTTTAACTGCGATATCTCTAAGTTCATTTAAAGTCTTTTTTATATTATCTTTCGACCCATTTGTTATGGCATTGTCCATGATTCCGGTAAGACTAACTCCCAGTAATCGTTCTTCTTCACAATTTCTTTGCCACTCTCTTGAGAGGTATTTAAAATTTGTGAGTGTAGATTGGAATGTGCCAAGGATAGTTGCAACCCTAACTTTGTCTTTGATAGACTGCAAAGTATCGTTTGACCTGAGGACGACTTCGGACAAGTTGCAGAATTCTCTGGATCGTAAAATGATCTCGCTGCAAGGATTTGTGCCAAAATCTTCTCTTGCCAATCTTCGTTGAATGTATGTGCCATCTTTATCCTTTTCTCTATTATTTAGTTCACTTACATGGGTTTTGCTTGCTAAGCTACTGTAAATACCACGTTCTCCAGACTTACTATCGTAGAGTGATAACCACTCTCTCATGAAAGTTCCTACATCTGGTTTCTCTTTATAATTAACTGAATTGTTAGCAAGTGCTCTCTGTACGTTATCTTTGTACCATTCACCATGTTTGGCGAATCTCATTTCTCTATCATTAAGATTTGAAAGACTAATGAGTGCTGATCTTCGTACACCACCTACTACAACAATTTCTGCTATCTTACAAACTATATCATGACATTCTACCGGTTTAAGTTTTCTTCCTAAAGCATTTTTAATTGTACTAACTGTAAAGTTAAAAAGATCTACTAAAGGTTCAGGGCCTGAAGCTCTACCTCCAAAAGTCTTTAATGGTGCTCCCGCCTCTCTAACTTTACTTATATCCCACTTAGGTATATGTCCACCATACAGTAATGAAATCAGTTCTTTAAATGCTCTCGCCCAACCTAATTTAGAATCTGCTACAACGATAGTAGTTTCTGTTTCATATAGTGAATCTGGGACTGGGGGAATTTTATTACAATATTCTTCTTCTACTGAAAATCCCACACCCGTACCATTCATCAGTACATAGAGTATTTCATCAAATGAACGTAAGTTGTCTATCTTAACATAGCTACAGTTGTAGCCCGCAACATTTTCTTTCTCTAGAGCTGGGCCAGCAGTCATTAAACACCTCATTGAAGGCATTACTTTTAATTCTTTGACTGCCTTTTCTAGTTCAACTCTTTCTCCATTTTCTAAAGTATATCCACAAGTTTCTTTTAAATGACCAGTAAAGAAATCAAAATAACGTTCAACAGTTTCATCCCATGTTTCACGTCTTCCTTTGTCATAATCCCATCGTGCATATCTTGATAAATGAATAAATTGTTGGTATTCGGTAGGTAGCATTTTAATCCTTTAATTTGTCTAAAAATTCTTTTGATTCTCGTTCTGACAATCCATACTTTGACATCACCCAGCTTCCATTTAGATTGTCCTTTATTATTGCCATTTCTTTCTTAGAAAAGGTCTTTGCCTCTAACACATAATCTGTAAATGCTTCACAACATATAGGGAAATGTGGTTCAACTAATTGCCACATTGCATTAGCAAAATGTTGTATTTCATCTTGAGCATGGTCATCACCCCTCAAGCGATAAAAATGGAAAAAATTATGTAAATCTATTTTCCATATAACTTCAGTATAGTTAGCCACGGGAAGTACTATTCGTGCTAACTCTCTTGATAGATCCCAATCTAATAGATTGTGGTAGGCGTTCTTCGCACCATCAAAAATTCGAAATATTTCAAATTGAATTTCTCCTGGATTGCGTAATTCGCCATCTTCTCTACCTTGTTTATTCGATGTTGATTGAGGTTTTAATTCTTTCCCTTTGGGGAAATAAAAGTCATCTGACATGACTGAGTACCTTCCAGAGTACTCGTTCAAGTTTGCCGTCCTATGACGGACTAACTGGCGCATTACAAATATTGGGAGTTTCAAGTGGAACTTGATCTCACACATCTCAAAAGGTGAGGTGTGTTTGTGTCTCATTAAGTAACGTATTAGATTACGTGTCTGACTTGTTTTTCTTGTTCCTTCTCCATAACTAATTCTTGCAGCGTTCTCTACTTCCTCATCATTCCCCATGATATCCAAAAGTTTTACAAATCCATGTTCGTGTACTTGGATTTTCTCATGAGGTTCACCACCTTCATCAATAGTAATAGTTTCAGTATTGGACATTTCTCCACTCTCTAGCTGCCCAATCTGCTTCCAATCCCTTCATCGTTCTTGTATTTATCATATCCAAGATTTCATCAGTTGACAGTCCATTCATAATTAAATCATTAATATCTTTAAATTTTTTTAGTTTTAACCAAATCACAACAGACCACCCTTTACTTATAGAATCCATCATTTTTTTGATTGTATGAATGTTTCTAGGTTCATTGTCAAATATCAAAGTAGTCTTTTCTTTATCACCATTATATGTTAATAAATCACCTCCTGCGACTGCCAGACAATTTGGAAGAAACATAGAATCTATTGGCCCCTCTACAATATATGTATGGTCTTCTGGATTCCATCTATCGAGTCCATAAATTTTAAGACTGTCTTCTTCCACCTTAACTGTAATATATCTAAGTTCATTTTTACCTAATGCTCTACCTTGAGCCGCGATGAGTTTCCCTTCCATATCAAAAAAAGGAATAACCATTCTAGGTTCTTCTTTACCTAAATTAGAATAATCAATTTTCGATACTG